CTTTGTGAGCCAAAAGTCTCTGAGAATTCAGATATTGTATTATACAATACAGTATCCTCAGATATCGGTTAGATCCGATGTTTTCTACTACACCAGAAAGCAAATGAAGATTTAACTTGAGACCATTGAAGTCATCCCTTGAAAAGGGATTTGGAGACTTCGTTATATAGCTCTTAGAGCCTGATATTATCTATTAATACGATAATATCCCTTCCCTCTAACGAGATGGGAAAGGTAAACTTACTGTTAATCAGTTTTATCTAAATACTCCAATGGGAATACCATAAGGATCAGCCTAAATATCCTGAAATTTTATAAACTTCAAATGTTTAGGTTAATGTCAAATGGTCCTCAAGCAGGGATGCTTGTAGGTCCCAGAGAGGAAATAAACTAACTGAATACCTTTACTTAGGTAAGGACCTCAGTAAGTGAGTATGCCCTTTTCTACTTGCGCGGATGTCTTGCTCAATGGGATTTATACCCCAGTGGTAACACCAAGCGCATAGTTTCTGGGTGATAATGAACCCAGGTCCGTTCAAAGAACGGTGTCTCCAATCTCTTATTCATCGCTGGCAGAGTCCAAAGTCGTAAAACGCTTTTGGACTCCAACCAGACAGGATTGTTCCTGCCCGATGACGGGTGACTGCGGCCCCGAGGTTCAAATCTTATGATGAGAACCGGATAGTAAGTCTCGAAAGAGATTTAACTATCTTGGGAAACCGAGTGATAAAAACATGCTTTCCGGCTAAAGAAGCCAATAAATTAAATAATGAAAATTATAAGAAAATTAAATTTCTTTAGATTAACAAAATCTAATTTAGGAATCATGGATTTATCTGTCGCTTTCTTCAGAAATGAAGGAAGACCTGTTATTATACATTTGTTAAGACAAATGTACTTAACAGGTGGGAAACCAACCACGTCTGGAATTGCCGCGATAAGAGAATTCTTAAAATACATTAACTTGTTAAAAGCACATCAAGGTATAAAAGGTGTTGTAAAATACCTTAAAACCTGTAATGTGTTGTTACAACAAGTTATAGCAGGTCACATTATACCAGATACTGGTTCTTTAGGCCCTAGGGTCCAAAGAAATCATTCTGGTATTCCAAGCATAATTCCTATCCATTATAGATTTGCAATCTTAAATGGAGATAGAATGGTAATAAGATTATGAATGACTTTATTTTCTATATATAGAAATATAGATTATGAAGGAGAAGTTAAATTCTCTACTATAGTTGATCCTTCCATAGGATCAAATATAGATATCACTCATATTCCTAGATTTGTTCGATTATTTGTAGGTAAAACTACAAAAATCAAACCATCTCAACCATTTCCAATTTTAACATCTTCACCTAATGTGAACGACGAAGTAGAAGTAAGTTCTTCAATCTGATCAGTAATACGATCAGTTTGATCCTTATCTTCCGCCAATCCTCACTTAGAAAGATCACTTTTCTATATCTGACGATATACTCATTCTGATGCTATCATGACTCTTTATCATGAAGTAAAAGAGTGATTGTCGACAGATAAAGTGATAATCCCTTGAGCCTCAAGAAAATGAGGGCCAAGTGCGAGAATCAAAATTGGAAAATCTATCATAGGTTTAATTCCCTTTTTAGGGAAATTATCCATTAAAGAGGAACCTGCTGGAAAAATGAGAGTATTTGCAATGGTCGATTGTATTACACAATGAACCTTAAAAGGATTACATGATTTCTTGTTTAGAATATTATCTAAACATGAAACCGATGGAACTTTTAACCAAATGAGACCTCTTAGAAGAGTTCCCTTTGGAGAAGCTCCTGTGTATTCTTTAGACTTAACTGCAGCTACTGATAGATTACCCATTTGATTACAAGAAGATATTTTAACCGAAATTTTCGGTAAAGATTTTTCTTGGGCCTGACGAAATTTATTATGTAATAGAGATTATTATATATCTCATATACAGAAGGATTATCCATACTTATCTAAATATGGATCTTCCATTAAATATTCAGTAGGCCAACCTATGGGTGCCCTATCAAGTTGAGCTATGTTAGCTCTAACTCATCATTTTATTGTGAACATGTCTGCCTGATCTTGTGGTTTCCCTAAAGATCAATTATTCAAAGAATATGCGATTTTAGGAGACGATATCATTATCTGAAATGCACAAGTTGCTGACTATTACCAATCTCTTATGAAGACATTAGGAGTAGAATTAGGATTAGCTAAATCCGTAATCTCTCCTGGTGGTTTAGGTCTTGAATTCGCTAAAAGAACTTTATTTAAAGGTATGGACGTTAGTCCTTTTCCTTTAAAAGAAGCTAAAGCAGGACACGCAAGTGTTCCTGCCATTTTAGAAATTCAAAGAAAATATAATATTTCTGACCTAAATATCATAAGATGATTGGGTTATGGGTACAAAGTTACTCCTAATAAAAATTCTAATTTATCAATGAGAATTTTTGCATTGAGCAAAAATATCCCTAGATATCATTACGATCTTATTAGAATTTTCTTGATAAATTCCCCTTTTTTAAAATTTGATTATTTTAAACAGGATGTTTTATTTGGAAAATTTGTGAGTTTCTTAGTAAAGGAATTACTTAGATTGAAACAATCAGTAATTATAGAAAGAGATAATATGATTCATTGAAATATTAACTCAATGATGGACGCAGGATTACCCTTATTCCCTAGAGACCACTCAGTAAAAGTAAAACACCTTTGTGTGTCTTACACTGATGGTAAAAGAGTACAATCAGAATCAAAAATCTTTAGATTTTCAGGTTCTGATGCTACTTTCTCTAGAAGAATAGAAGGAGCAATTGTGGAAAAAGAATTAGACAGAATTTTAATAATTTTGTCTGATTCAGTTTCTAGATTGTCCTTTGCGTTGGCTAACATAAAAGATGTTAATGCCCATATCGTATCTCCATTCTATCCCTTACCCCCCTATGGATTTTTCCATGGGGTCCCTCATAACAGAGTAAAAGAATCTACATATATCTTATTTGATATATTAGAATTAGTTTCCTCTTTATCAGCGAAAAACATCACTCATCCCGCAAGAACCATTAGTGAAAACAATCCCATCTTTGATGGAATTGAATCTGCTAATACCTTGCGAAGATGAAATAGATGATTCAGGGTGTTCTTAAAAGTTTCTCTTATCACAGATGATAAAGTATCCTCTTTGTATGATAATTTATAATATAATTTTAATTATTCAAAATTGCATATTAGTGTTGGCATTCTTACCAACATTATATGTATGAGGAATAATTGTATATTACTATATTTATCCAAAGAAGAGATTAACCATTTATATTAAGAAAATTAAATAAATGAGAAGATTCTTAGCTTTAAGAAATTACTTCTTCACAAGAGCTGTAGCTCGAAATGCCTTAAGACCTTTTGGTTTAAGAACATTTAGAGCTGTAAACTTTACCTCAGTATTTTACTTAGGTATTGCTTTAGCTTCTGTTGCTTCTTTCTTAACAATAGTTGCAGTTATTATAACTGCAACTTTATTAGGATTAGATGCTTGAATAAGTAATATCACCGCTATCGATCCAATCTGATTATCAATCTTCCACAAAATAACAAGTTATACAATCTTCATTGTAAAATGATATTGTACCTTGTTATTGGGTTGAATATCAATTTCTACATTTAACCATTTGGATTCAATCTTAAGCACCTTTCAAGGTGCTGGGGTTGTTTCTTTTATGGATTTTGTAACGGCTACTGCGGCGTTCATTTGAGCGTCTGCAGTAATACCGACTACAAGTTTATGAGAAATTATATGTTCAATCCCTCAATTAGGATTAGGTGCTACTTTAGAAAGATTAAGCAATAGCTTAATCTATACTGAATTAGCTCAATTTCCATGAAATTTGTGAGTGGTGATTAAATCACCATTCGCACATGGAATTGAATACCTATTTCCTACTTGAGTATGAAACTGATTACCTGATGGCTTCCTTAATGGAATTGCCAATTCAGTAGCAGCTTCTGTGGCGACTGTAATAATCGTTAAAATCATCAGATACTTTATCGGGTTGTAATATACAACCCTTCATCCAATTCCAGCCTTTGGGAGGTTTTCCACAAAGTAACTGAAGCCTAGCTATCAGATACAAAAGATAAAATCTTCTGCACCTAAGCAAAGACCAGTTTTTCCTAAAATCAGAGTGATCTGTGGGGAGGAAAGACTTTAAAGTTCAGTG